GACGGATGAGGCAATGTAAACTCCCGCAGTGAACGCATTCTGCTTAAATTCAACATTTTAAGCAATAAGCGCTGTTGTCTGCGGGAGTTTACATTGCCTCATCCGTCATGAGGCTAATTTATTTGATGGTTATGCATCTATCTATAACATGTCAAAATCCATCTCTTCGAGATCACCTAATGCTTCATTTGCACTTGCTAGCCATGCTATTTGATCTGCCTCAAGGTCCATTGATTCATTCGGTACTGTCTCATTAAATCTCATGAATAGTAAATCACCAACATTTTGTGCAAATTCTTTCCCTAGTTCACTTTTGATACTGACTGTGTCCCTTGTCTTAGCATCAAAATTTGTGTTTTTCAGTATTGATGTGTCATCCGGTGCTAGCCCAAAGTCAAGAAGACCACTGTCTGCTAGCTCAACCAATTTATCCACAATGTCTGCGCTGAACATGTCTGCCCAGTCTTTACTTTCTGTTACCTCTGCCTCTCGCACATGCTCAATCTTTACAATAGTTTGTGACTCTTCTATCATCCGTGCACCTTTCAGCATATTGACAAGATTATTTCTGTATGTTTTTGCAAATATGCGTAATTTCAATGATGTTTTGTTGTTTAGTGTCAGCCTTTCATACAAGGCGTTCAACTTCCGATAATGTGACATCATCTCATTATACTCTCGCGTATTGATACTTTTACGTTTGAACAGTTCTAGTAAGAAGTTGATACCGAAAGTATAATCATTATAGATTGCACTCATCGCAATCAATTTCACACTAGCATTGGCATATTTCGAAATTCCTTTATCCATTTGTTTAGAACTAAGGAGTTGGATCTCAACCATCTTTTTGAATTCATTGAAGTCAGTTTTATGATGGACTGTAAAAAGCATCCGATAATTCTGAATTGCTTGGCATATTACTCTGACTTGATACCAAGGATATGTAATACTTAGAACTTTTAACTGCTCGTCTGTTAATTCTAATAAGTTCACACATTGTGTGGTATTATAGTTCTTTTCTAGGACCTGGTTTAGAGCATAATACAATTTAAGCAGTTTTGGCTTCCTTTTCCTTGGACCGCTTAATATAGGTTTCAGCAACTCATATGGTAGCAAAGGTTGTGTATTGGTATATCTGATGTCATGTAGGTATGTTCCTTTCTTGTAAACTCTCTCAAGTGCCGTTGGATACGGGATAACCCAAAACCCGTCATCAGCTTGAATTATTTTTCTTAAGGTGTTTGTCATGCTAGCACTCAATATTGTTGTGTCTTTGTCTTTTGCGATTTCATCTAATGTTAATTCTTTATCCAGCAACATGAGAGTGCTATTCATTGCTGTCTTTGGATCAACTTCTTTAGCACACATATTTTCATACGACGTTATTTTTCCGAAATGGCACAATAATGTCTTTAGCCAAAAACAATCAGCTATCTTATCATTCTCACTATTATTTTGTGTCACAGCAGGATTATATACCAGGTATACCTGGTAAGGTTTCGTGGTTGTTTTCACAGATGCATACAATGATCCGTGGGATAATAGTGCTTTTGAGATTTCAGGTAACAACTCAAAATCCCATTTCACAGCATTTACACGTAAACTAAATGGCTTCTTCCATGTTACTAATTTTGATATCGTTGCAGTCATATCACTATTCACTCCTCTTATGAATGATATATCTATGTGAATAAAATCATACGCGTTTACAAATTCTATAGTGTCAGGGTTAAGTGCATCATAATCTTTTATAAATTCGACCCCATGTATTGTACATAATGAATTAAATAAGTCAGGCCTGGTTATAGAAGTAACATTTAAGTTTAAAATGTTTGCTACATGTTTGCAATCACCCCTTCCTGCTGTCAAATCACATATCTTCGTATGTGTTGTTATTACCTCATCTTTTAGTAAGGACCTGAATAATCCAAGTTGTCCCACGAATGAGTCAGACCCGGTTGTTGAGTAGAATGCAATTGGATGGCTGTATAAGTGTGACTGAGCTCTGATGAAATTTTTGGATTTCTGAAAGATAGTTGCATTCGAAACAAGTAATTTATCAATATTTATTTTATCATATCGGAATGTGCTCAACTCAATTGGAATATTGAGTTCAATTGGTATATTTATTGGTATCAAATTTTCTTTAGCCTCAATTTCCAGTTCTTGGATGATTGGTGCACTATAATCATCCATCAATAACCTGATTTCTTGCGTTGTCTTGCTGATCAATGATGCACCTACGGGTGTGGTTAGTGATCCTAAGCATGCACATAACAATAGATCAGTATCAATATCTACCTCATTAAGCTCATCATACAAGCTTAAGAATTTCAATGTCCTGTCTATTGTAGCTTCAGTGTCTACCACTAGCATTTTAAGACTGTCATCATATGTCAGCTGTATTGTGTACCTTGCAATTATTCTCGACAATATAATTTGACACAATACATCTTTGTTTCCTTTAAGTTGCTCAAAATGTCGTTTAATTTTGTCTTTATTTGCATCCCTTGCTATCTTAGTCTTATAACTAGCCAATATTCTGAAATGCTTTATGAAGTCATTTAGTGCTTTGGTCAGTTGATAATATTCTGATTCATAACTGCTCATGATGTAATCTTCTATATCATCTAATGGGGTTGCGATATTGACAACACGAGACTCTTGCAGCTTTTCACTAAACAGTTTGCGAAGATCAATTTGAACCTGTGTCGGGGTCCTGGCTACATCTATTCCAGGTAATGCACGTGTCAGGTTGCTTAGGTGATCAATTATTGGTGTTAAATAGTACAGATTAGTATAATATGCTCTTATACTGATGACTTCTTGGAGTAGTCTTTTGGAATAATAATGCAGGATATTCTCATAGTTTGCAGTAGTGTATAACTCTCGTTCTTCTGAATGTTCAATGTTCATGATAATTCTTTTGCGGTCCCCGGGTTCTAGTGCGGCAGATATACTAGACATAATTCGGAATCTGCGTTTGTCTAGATCGGTGGATGTTATGTCATTCTCGGTATATGATACATATTTGTCCACATTCTTTATTTCTGTGCAAAAATTAATGCGTACATCATCAATAGTCCTATCTGTTGATAATTCCCAGTTGCCTTGGTATACTTTGCGAGATGTGAAGTATGTTCTAAACCCATTATATACCATTATCCTGTAACGTATATAATCAATATTTATATTAGAGTCCTCTAAGTCTCTTCTGATAAATGTCAACATGTTATGGCCAACTCGTTGCTTCGGCATCACATGTGGTAACACTCTGATGCTTGACCCTGACTTGAATCCTAAGTTCTCTAGTCTATGTAATATCTCGCCACCAGTTGGTAATTGGATATATGATTCCAAGTCTCTGTATGTATCAGAGCATATTGTGCTGAGACATAAATTACAAGTTGCCTCTATATTACTGCAGGCAACTTTTATATAATCAGTCCCATCGCCATCCCTCGTAGAGTTATACAAAATCCACTTTGTCACACGCACTAGGTCGTACGCATATCTTATTTCTAATTTCTCAAATACGAAATCTTCCTCGAGGCGACTATATTTAAATTGGACTTCACTGCCGAATTCCGGGGCCCTGAATACTGCTCTATTATCTTGCAGGCTGAAACCATCATCACTGAAACTTGTAAACATGTGATCAACTGTCGTGGACGGGCTCAGTAGATGATCATAAAGCGGCTCAGTTATGTCTATGAATGTCACATCAGGATAGTCCATATTTCTTTTTCGTATTAGTAGTTCTATTATGTTTGTACTGGGCAGTACTTCGTAGTATATGGTGGTGCTCTTTGAAAATAATCTTCTACTAGTGCTAACTATATTACCATATAATGTACTTGCAGTTTCCCAGACTTGTTTATAATTGATAGTCTTGAAAAATTGGTGTGATGTTTCTATTTTCCTAATGAGTTCATCTGTTACCCCGTGCACATTTTTCATATAATAAAAATTTGCAACTCTTGAGTGAAATTTATCTTGCATTAGTGCTATGATTGCATGTGCTAATTCCGGTCTGTGTTTCTGTAAGTCAAGATATTTCTTGATTCTCTCATTTATCACTTTTGATTTTAGGGCACGTTGTATCATGGAGTTTATGATTTGTCTCGATGTCACTATACCGTTGTTTAGGGGAAATTCATTGGTGAGTAATACATTCTTCTTATCCAGCAGTGTTTCATCACCACTGAATGTGTTTTTGGGATTCACAGGATTGAACACATTTGTTAACATCTTTAGACTGCAAGTTTGGTGTAAGAATTGCTTCACTATTAACTGGTGCACGTAATAAATTTTCTTCACCATTCCATTACTATGACCACTCAATGCCGTATTTATTAGCATCTCAGCACCACATCCGCCGACCTCTTCAGGTAATAATAGCCAAGTGATATACATTTCAAACAATTCTTCATCATGGAGCAAGTAATATAAGGTTATTTCTGAGAATGCATTTTGGACAGTTGTGCTTTGATTAGTACTGAAGTAGCCTATTAGAGCTCCTGCTAGGGTTACTCTATCAGCATCAACATATTCAAGCAAGTTATTTTGCAGCAAGAATGCTTTAAAATCATCAACATTCATAATGTCCTTTTGTATCAGTCGGCCGATCGGTACTGCTCTAGTTAATTCTAATAACGACTTGAAAACTCCTTTTAGCCCTAAATCTTTTAACAGTGTATTATCTCCGAATCTTAATTCATGTTCATCGGAGTCCAATTGCAGAAGGGTTTGAGCAAACACTCTAATAGTCAGTTCTATCAATTTGAACCACTTTATGTATGTTGCAGTTAGTAAGTTGTTAGTTAGCTCACATGCAGAACTTATCGATGAGCAGAATCCCTGTACTTCAAGTTTTTCATGACAAAAGTTGTCCTCGTTAAATGTGCTAGCTGATAATATTCGTTTTATCGTTGAATCTGCTCTCTTCCCTTGGAAATAGTGTTGCCGTAACATGGTGCACCTATTCTTGCTTAGCATTGTCTGGCTCGGTTTTACAATCATTCCACATTCTAAGAAGTGCTTGCTGATATTTTCATAGAAGTTGCTTATCTCACTTTGATCATTTGTTAGGAATTTCAAAACAATATTTACATCATCTGAGTAGATCATATCTACAGCGTCTGTGTAATTGTTCTCCAGTAAGAATAGTCTTGTCAATAGTGCTGTGTGCATTGTCCACAACGGGTTTTGCCACCCTTCAATCCCACCTAGTTGCCCTTTAGACACCATGACGCTATTGTAGTTACTTTTGTAAAAATATACTGTGAGATGCTTGAACATGTGTGGTACGTATGCAATGTCTGGTATCCCTGTGAAATCGGCCACGAACTCCGCAAGTCCTCCTACATTCCCGGGCTGCATGGATTGGTTATGGCCTTGTATATCTAACAATACTGAGTGGTAATCATCATATATCAGTTTCTGTGCCGCATTGTGCAGTCTATTTTTACGATCTTTGTCACTTTTCGTTAACATTTCATTATCTAAGAATGTTAATACATTCTTTGTTGCTTCCATTAGATAACTTAAATAGTGTTTGTGGTCAATATCACTATTACCAAATAGCCTCCCCTCCACTTTTTGTTCACGCTCCTTCGGTATTAATCTCACAATGTAAGGGTTAATCACATTACTTATTGCTTCACTCTGTTTGGTTGTGAATGACACTTTACTTTCTGCATCGTGTAGCATGCCTGGGAACATAGTTGAATGTAGCTGATATTCTTTTCGTTGTAACACTGCGTATAATTCCGGAATTGAGTCCCCAGGTCCGAATCGTATTTCTGTTTTCAATGAGCCTTTATCCTTAGCAAATTCTATAGGGTCACCTGTTATTGGCGTGTCGACCGATTTCCCATATTTTATATCATACCACCACATCAGGGGGTATGTTTTCAAGGTGTGCAAGCTCCTGCGTTTAAATGCGGTTTGTATCACTGCTATTTTTTCACTTGGTGATATCATTAGAGGCAGCTGGTTCAACTTCTTGATATAATTGAGTGTGACGTCCCTTTTAGCCAATGCCACTAATTTTTGAACACTCATTTCATCCATCGGCCTTGGCGTGTGGACACGTGATAGGTACTTCTGTATTCCCTTGTCTTCATCTATGACAGAATAAAATATAAATTTATGGACAGATGACAACTCCTGTAACTGTAGCCCTGTAAGTGAATTTATAGTATTCATCAAGTTGTCCAATAATGACAGTTTGGTATCTGACGGAATCGTGTTGATGAAGCAATTGAAAATCGATGTCAGTAAATGATTCTCAATAATTGTGTCTGAATTGTAGATCTTCATGATTAGCTTTGTTATGTCACTCAACAATATGATCACCGGCTCAAATGCCAGTAATTTACTTTGAATTATATCTGATTTGAATAAACATAGCGTTTCTATACTTTTTGCTAATTCGACTTTCAGGTTGAACTCAACATCTGTGAATAATAATTCCTCCAATAGTTTAAACATAGGATGTGCATATTTAAGCTCATTTGATGCAGACATAAGTCTCATATTATTCAATGATTCTGAGGCTGTTAATAGATAGTTGAAATATGTGTCTGGCATAATATATAACTTGTTCATGGTGGATATGTAAATTGTACAGTATGACCCGGCCCGTTGTATAAAGTAACTATTCTCTTGTGTTATAAGCCGTGTTACCCATCCTAGGCCTGTATATCTGTTCGTGTCTAACTTGGTAGTCCCAACAAATAAATCATCGGGTGAGATGTTGCCTTCACTTAATAATCGAGCCATATAGGCCCTTATATGTTGGCATAGTAGGACGAATCCATTGTTGAATTGTGGCGTCTGTATTTTATCATCCAATTGTGAATCATAATCCTCAACATGAGCCGGTATTGTTATACATGTGTCTATGTCTAGTTTTGTTGCCCTCAGGGCTAACTTGTGCATCACCTTTGTTCTTGAATCTGATGATATCCCCCAACTATAATTTAACAACTCCACGACTGAGTTTAAATCAGAAGTCACTATCGTCTCCTCACTTATTGCATTTTTACTCTTTAAAAATTCAATAAAATTCTTCACAAATTTCAGATCCCTTAAACTCACGTCGTGGATCTTTTTACTCAATCGTTTATCACTATGTGTTACATATTCTAATGCTTCATCAGGTAATGGTGTTAGTGGGAGGTCTATCCTGTGGGGGATTGACGTTTTTGGTAATGTGTTGCTAGTATAAGTTGGCTCGTCATAGAATCCTACCTCATACTTCCAGTTTAACTCAAATTCCTGATAATCGAATGGATTATCCAAGCCACGTGCTTTCTCTAACATTGAACTGACTTCTTCTTCAGTATAAATGCGTGCAGCTTTATCACTGATATCGTCATTCCTTAATCCTGCTAAATCATGTTTTTGGGGTTTTATATCTGTGATTTTGCCCAATCTCGGTTTTAGACTGTATTGTTGATGCCGCCGATTTTCTCGTATTGCCTGATTAATCAACTTCATATCCTCTAAGTTCTTCAGGTGTCTTTCCTCCTTGCTCATTTGTGCTTGCTTCTTCTGTTTTAAATTTACCACATTGTGGCTTCTTTCAGCTTCATAATCAGCCAGCTCATCCTCTAGCTCTTTCATTTTTTGCTTCCTTGCCTTTAGTTTATCACGTAATTCTTCCGCTGTTGCTTGGTCGCATGGCTTCCACTCTTGGTTTGGCACAGGCTCCTCCATCATTTCGATAAGTTTGAGTGTGAATGACTTAGGCTTCACATATGAGCTAAACTGTCTGTCGAAATTGACATTCATATCCTCTTGGAGAGGTTTCGTCACCAGCATAGGGTGGCTGCTCACCGTGTCACCGTACTTTGAGTGTATTTCTGTCGGGTTTGGGTGATGCATCATGGTCACATGATGGTACTCTAAGTCATTGATCTCAATGCCGATTCTCTCAGCCGAGAATGCTACATTCAGTAATTTTATCTTCTTATAAAAGTCCAACTCCTTATGCTCAAGTGGCCTATCTAGTGTATCTATATAGTAAACCATTCTCTGCTCGTGGTTTAGGAAAACAGCAGTTATGTGGCACCTTTTTGTCTTCAACGAATCATTATAGTCATCTTCGAATAATAAACACCAGTTTCGCCTCTTCTGGATTGTCTTAGTCACTCCTCCCTTTGCGAACACTGGATTGAATATGCTATTTCTTGCATTCATGATGACTTGATCATGTGTGACACTAGGCTCGGTCTGAGATATGTAAGCGAACTCCAGGTTCAACTCAGCGTCCTGATAATCAGGCAACTCATGGGCCTCTATGATCCTCCAGTCTCTTGGTTGCCCATAGATCGTGAATCTATGCAGGTTTGCCCCCTTGAATCCTCTCTGCAAGATATTTGCATAAGACATACAATAAGTCCCGCACATTGCTCCACTCTGCTTCACATTTGTGACGATGGCATTTTTGTACTTATTTTCACTCGTCGTCATTTTTGATATTATCGGCAGCTATGTATATCCCAACTCTGTGTGTTTATACTTTATTTCGTGGCACAAACACGAGGTACCTTTGTAGATTCACTGGGTACCCTTGACTGATCGCGACAGAGGACAATCCTATTACAGGTCTATGGGATTTGTTTGCAAATGCCAATTGAACGGTTACGTTTGATTGGTTAACTGCTCCAAATGGGTTTGAACAGGTCAGTGTTAGCTCACTT